AGCGATTAGCTCCAAATTTGTATTTGTACTTGTTCCCCAAGTTCCTGATTCATCGCCAGTGGCGATCTCTTTTAATCTTAGGTCATTAACGTAAGTTGCCATAAGTTACCTTTTCTTAGTTTTAACTTTAGGTTTATTCATAGAAGACAAATGTTTTTTCAAAGTCTCTGCTTGCTTTTTATGAGTCTTAGATGCTTTTTCTAACCCTTTAATTACTTTCTTTACTTTACGAGCCATCAGGCTACCTCTTTCCAATTAGGCGTTTGACTGTCATCAATAGCCGTCCAGTTTGGTGTTTGACTTGTGCTAACCCCCGACCAACTTGCTGTTTGACTGTCGTCAACCAAGCTCCAGATAAGGGGAGTTGTTGTTGAAACCGTGACCGAATTTCCTGTGACCCCAACAATCGAGTCACCGTTGATACTAACGCTTGCTGTAGACGCGACAAGCTCTGTACTGGTGACAGAAATCGTATTACTTGTAATCGCCGTAACGCTGCCAACAGATACTGTTGCAGAACTTCCTGTAGGGGATACTGTCGCTGTCCCTGTAGCTGTAACCGATCCCAGCCCAACTGTACCCGCATTACCACTTGGCGATACATTTGCATCAGCCGATACCGATACTGATCCAACGGATACTGTAGCCGCATTTCCGCTTGGTGATACATTTGCCGTACCCGAGACACTAACCGAACCAACGCTCCCAGTAACAGAATTACCAGAAGGAGAGACATTCGCATCAGCGGATACAGATACTGAGCCGACAGAGACTGTTGCCGAGTTGCCAGTAAGCGTAACATTTGCATCCGCGCTGACCGAGACAGAGCCGACAGACGTTGTACTAGCCGGGAATGCAGACCCATTGCCCCACGTTCCGTCTCCCCATCCGTGAGAGGACGAATTCCATCCATCAAATGCAACTTTGACATCTGCCACATTATGCCTTACGCAATCCTAATTATAGCGTTACTCGCATCCGCTGTTGGAAATGCAATAGTAAAGTCACCACTTGTTGAAGTCTTATCTGCGCCAAAGTCCAATACAACTACCGCCCTATTAGCCGATCCTGCTGTAGTGGAGGAGTTATAAATCAATGCTCCTCTTGCAGTAATTGAGCTGCTTGACCAAGTGCTGTCAGAAAAATCTGTTAACGCTGTAGTTCCTGAAGTAGTCGGATCTACATTAGTTAGCGTATTGCCGCCAGCCGTGTAGCCCGTACCAGTAGCAGACACCTCATTAGTAGTCGCATAAGCGGTAGTAGATGCCGACATCGTTGCGCTACTTGTATACAAAGCAACCTTGAAGGTATTGCCTGTGCCTGTTGTAGTAGTCGTTCCTCCACCAGAGCCATTATGGAAATTATGAATTCCCTGTAAAAGCTCAGATTTAAACGAGGTCGCCACAGCTTGGGTGATCGCCATTATAGTCTCCTTAAAATATCGGCCATGTCTTTTTGATTATTCATTTCCAGTTCGGCAATTAAAGTCGTTCTATCGCTTTTTACAGCCTCATCCATATAGTACTTAACCACATGACGAACCTGTTCTTTAAAAGCTTCTGCCTGTTCTTTGATTAGCGGATGACTGTTTGATCCTACAGAAACAATTGTATTTGTCGCTCTTTCAGCCCAATGCTCAATAGGGAGTCCAGCGTTGTTAGTTGTAA